AGGTGCTTTTGAAAACCTGTTTTTCAGGTCTTAAATGCAACCGCTGGGTGGGGGATTTTCAAGTGGCCACAGGTGGGGGATTTTGGGTGGCCACCCGGGATTTGCGAGGAATGCGATTGTGTCACAGATTTCGACCCGTACTGCGCAGTATTTTTGGGTGGAATAATTGACTATGTATGAACTATCCCCTGAATGACTAAGGGACCAATAATATCACTCATCGCTTTAAAAATTCCATGAAATTTGAACACCTCGAAAAGCTTCGGCTTGCTCCAGCGCGGCGCTACGGCGATCACCGAGGTCAATCAGCGCATCGAGCACCCTTAGCAACTGCTGCGCGTGGTCGGATGGAAGCGGAAAGTTGGCGTCGGCAAGTTTTTGGACTATCGCTGCGGTGCGGGCTGGCAAGGTAGTTCCGACCCAGCTTCCCTTGGAATTCGAAAGTGAGCTGAGAACAGCGTTAACTTGGTCTGCAAATACGTCAATAGGATATGCGAGGCCAGCGCGCTCGCAGAGCGTCAAATAGTTCTGCATGACATATGTCGACCAGCCTGTAGCTGTGACCAATCTGGTCACAATTGGCATAACCATGCTGATCTGTGACCAGTCGCCGTTGGCGAAGCGAGCGGCACCCGGTGCCTCTGTCTCGACAGCTACGAAGAGCAATGTCTTGATTAGTTTCGGTAGATCATACCCGTTAACTTCACCGGCACGGTAGCTTTTCGGATCAAAGCATCGGTCGCGAGCGACGCGCTCAACGCAGTCGTTCAGTAGATCGAAGGTATTTGCCGGAACCGTCGGTGCATCAAGGACCTGTCGTGTCACGGTCATGTTAGTGAATCCAGCGAGAACGGCCAATCCTTCTTCGTCTTCGGTCATAAAGGGGGCAAGAAACTTGTTACGTACGAATGTTACATCAAAGAATGGTGCAGCTCGGGCTAGCAAGTCTCCTAAGACATCATTCCATTCAATCAGCGAGGCCCTCACCGAGCCCGAACTATGCTTGCGCTTGCCTTTGAGCCATGAGGGCATAAGCCGCTCCGCCGTCCACGCCACAAGCTCCTTGAGGCTCACTACCACCATCGGTTTGTAGAGGCTTGATTGGCACCATGTTTCGATAGGGAAGAGAGGGAATACTCGCGCGGCAAACGTTGCATTGAACATCTGGTCGGGATCATCCCATCCGGCCTCGTCTTCGGACCGGCCGTAGCGTCGCGGTCCCTGCACCTTAACCCACGCCGGAGGTACGGATGTTAACGGAACTTCAGACGTCTGGTCCAAGCGCCCGAGTGCTCTGGCGAGACTTCCCTTTCGCCAGTCCCGGTCAACCGTATCGTCGCGCTCGCCATTCTCCTTGATCTTGAATCGGTTATGGAGCGAGAGGTCCATGGTGAGTTGGGCGGCAACCCATCGTACATGTTCGTCCGAATCCATAAAGAGCCCGTTGAAAGCGAACAGGGACACGTCATCTATCGGATGTACCGTTAGCTCTAAGAGCCGTCGCACCGAATCAATACGCGGTGAGCTTGAACGGCGGTCATGCACTAAGGCGACAATAAGGTGATTGGCGGGATGCCAAGGTATATTAGATCCATGGAATGCATCCTTCGGCTCTCTCATGGCCGCAACACGCCCCATCACATCCCAAGCCCAATGGTAGTCTGCTCCATCAGTAGAGCCAAAGCGAATGACAACCGCGGCAACCGCGGAAATTAAGGTCTGTGCTGAGTGCTCCCCTATGTCGCTTCGCTCGGCGAGAATAGTGCTGTTATCCTTCGCTTGCGCAAAGGCCACTGCGTCTGGCAGGTTAAGCCCGTCGATAAGCGCATTAGCCTGAAGCGACTTTGTCGCCCACCCGATGACATTATACTCCTGCAGCAAAGTGGTGCTCTCCTTAAGACGCTTTTCTTGCCCAGGTGTCAATGGGTTTGGTGGTTCATAGGATATTAACACCTCGTCGGCCTCTGTCTGATGCTTGCGATAATTCTGGCTGTCGCCAAGACCCATCCAGCGCTCCGCCGCCTCTTTCAGCGATGCCGTAACATCTGAACTTGAGCGCTGTTCTTCAACCTCGTAAGGTAAATCATCAGGAAAGCGTGCAAGCACTTCCCTGAAGCGTTGGCGAAGGCCGGCGTCGGCAGTCAACGCGAATCGCATTGCGAGATCACGAATCTCACGCTTGCAGCACTGTCGTGAGTCAAGAAACTCTTTGGCTTTCGCTTTATCGCCGGCAAGGCGCGAAAGGAACCCGAAGCCTAGTAGATCAATGTTTCGTGTTGGCTCGTGAACGAAGCGGGCAATGTCGTGGTGCCATAGGCGCTGACAAGTCACGATCGGAAATGTCGTCTCGGTGACGTCGTAAGTTTCAAGCGCCAAGACAAGCGCGAGCCCAAGAATAGCATAGCACTCATTCCCTTTGACTACGGCCCGGATGACCTCATCCGTCGGTCGACCACTCTCGATCTGCTTAAACGCCCAGTAGCTAAGTGCGAGGAAAGCGCAATTCAGCGGATTTCCCGCGAGTTGCCCCATGAACCAGTTGTAGACGTGCCAATTGCCCAAGAACTCCTGCTTTCCCCAAGGAAAGTCGAGGACCACGAAAATTGGCGTTCCCATGACATCACGGTTGAGGAGCTGAATCTGATGCCATCCTCGGGTCGCATGGTTGATGAGATCGCGCACTAATCCGAGCGCGACCTCGGGCTCCTTGGCAAAGAGACTGGCGAATGGCTCGTGAATGGGCGACGATGGAAAGTAGTAGTTATGATGTTTGTCGATTCCAATATCATCGTGATCAATTCCGCCGCGCCCCATCGGAAAGTGTACGTGCTGAAGAGTGAGCTTTTCTTTCTCTGTTCTCTCTTCCTCAGGAATGGCATGAAGGCGCTTCAGCCATTCGAAATATTCCTCTTCCTTCCGCACTTCACGATCAATTCGTTCTTGGGGGAGCTCTTCCATCAGCTCCGCCTTTGCGACAGCGGCTACAATCTCGGGAGCCACATCCGCAATAGTGGGCGTAAATCCCATCAGGTTGCTGTAGGCTACGCGGCGCATAAGCTTGTTCGTTACCGCCCTTTCGAAAAGCGCGATCACAGGGGCGGGGTAGGCGCGCGCAGAGCGCATGATCGTCATTCGCAAAGCGGTCGCAAGTCTGGCCCGTGCTTCGCCGCCGAGTGCATTCCACCGGCCGTGTTCGAAGGTAAGCCTCTTTGAATACTCGATGCCCTCCAGCTCAATCAGCCAGTTGGCACACACATCTACAATGAGCGCCGAACGCGGATTCTTGAGGTTGGCGAACACATTCTGCCACACGTCGAAGACTTCAAGGACGTGTGGTAGCAGGCGGGTGGGTAAGCTCGGGGCAAGCGGAAGTAACCAGTCCAAAAGCCGGCCCCAACTATCGTAGTCGGAAGGCCAGCCGAGCAGGTCTGCCATGCCGACGCAGTCAATGCCTTCCTCCGCGTTCTTGGCGTTCTCAAGGACGACTGGGCTTGGGATCGTGTACTGGGCCTGAAACCAGACTAGCAGCTTCTCAAAGAGTGCGTAATCGTTCTCAGCTAGAAGCGCCTGAAATTCCTTGTAGCCTCGTGTAAAGGCGGACGTAAAAGGCGGAGCCGTCAGCCACTCGCGCCGCCACTGCGCGCGAAGCGGTCGGTCTTCAAGATTTCGGTAACCCGCCGACCATTTTCCCGGTGAAGTGAACGAGCTCTGCGCGAGCAGTCTGACCACACGGCCGAGCAGCGGCGGCTCGCCGGCATCGTTCAGGCCGTGCGTCCAATTATCGCCAAGCTCAATAAGTTGCCGGAAGAACACCCATTCAAAAAAGATGTCATGCGTAAATGAATATGATGCGCCGCCATCGTCATCGCGGATAACGCGATCAGCCTTCAACCCCGGGACCTGCTCAAAGGTGAGGTCTTTGAGCATCCTGGCGGGAATGTTTTTGCCAAGATTGCGCACGCCTTTTTCGGCCAAATCCAACAGCGCTCTTTGTCGCTGCGGCACGGCTTCCTCTGGCGCGTCATGGCCAGCGCGATCCCACCAGGCCGAGATGAGATCGAGCTCAGTCTGGGGTGTTGCCGAATCGTCAGCAAAACTTCCTGCGAGCACGGCTGCAAAAAAAGGACGCCTGGCGATTTCACTGACGCCCTTCAATCCGAACAGTAGCCGCATCATATTTGGCTTTTCTTTCGCAAGAACCTGGGCCTCCTCGTCCGAGAAGCCACCAATCGGAACATCGCCGATGCCGGTTTCCCGATAGAAGCTTGTCGGAAACCACGTGCGATAAGCTTCAAGCCCCTGATCTCGTGAACTCGCCAGAACCTTCCAATTAGCGAGCTGTTCGTTTTTCTCGATTTCCCGGAGGATGTCGGTGATAATACCTCTCTGATCAGGCTTGACACGGTCGACACCGTCGATGAAAAGGACCGGTGTTCCCGTTCCGCCAATCTCGGCCAGAAGGTCTGCAACCACGCGGTGCTGGAGGCCGAGCGCCGCTGTAAAGCTTAGCCAGCTTACCCCTTCCAGGCGGTCCGATTTCAGAAACAGAATTGGTCCATTGACGGCATCAACGCTGGCGATACGTTTGAGCATCGCCGACTTGCCGCACCCGGGGAGACCGCTCAGGTTGACGAGCCGGTACTCAGCGAGACGATCCCTGATGCTTTTTTCCAGAGGGGAACGATCGACATGAAAACCGCCAATCTCTTCCGATACGTCCGCCAATCCAGCGATGGAGAACGACTGAAGGAGATCAATATCGTGCCGATAGTTCGGCGCAACCTTGAGCCGGACAATACCGCGAAGCTCGGCCAGGAGCGTCGGCCGCGACCACTTACGAGCGGTTCCTGCTCCATCACGCGCGATGCGGCACAATCGATCAAAAAGCAGAATGTCGTGGCCGTCTTCGTTGGCTGCAACAAGCTCCTGGAGGCGGTTGATCACCTCCGTTCGCAGGATTCCGCCTTCGTTCAATCCATTAAGATTGAGTGCTACAAATTGCCCATAGAACCTTCGTTCGTCATCGGGCGATTGGGATCCGATTAGTGAGGCCAATTCTTCACGAAGAGATCGCTCAGCACCCGCGGCGGAGCCGCCTGGGGCAAAGCGGCGAGCGAAGTCTTCGCCTGAGGGGCTACTTTTGGCCCAGTCGATTAGGCGGTTCAGCGTTCGGAAGCTACCAATGGCGACGATATCAACGACAAAACCATAGGCATCGAGATCAACGTTGAAGTCGCCGGTCAAGCGGGTGGCGACGGCGCGAGAAAGGATATCGCGGAAGTCGTTGTTGGTCACCGCGGCACTGATCTGAATCTTGCTCTTCGCCTGCAGGCTTAACCTTCGCCGGGAACAACCAGCGTCAAGTTCAACGATGATGTCGTCCATAGGATGGCCGTGTCCGGCCTGCTGCACCGCCACAGTTTTCACGACGCCATCCAAACCCGCAGCGTGTTCCTCCCGCAGGAGGGCGGCAAGATAATAGGCAACTACTGTATCTTCATAGGTAAAGCCCGCCCCACCCGTAAGCTCAGTCGAAGTTGCCTGTTTTTCTTCCTTACACATAGCTTTCAGATCCGTTCTTTACTCTTCGAGCAAGACTAGTGATGGCGAGAAACTGGACCACAACACACAGTCGATCGCTAAAAAACATTTTAAATGACTACTCGTGGTCCACAAACAACCATTTGATCGACAAGAGCCGAAGATTACAATATGACAGCAAAAAATTATCTAAGGAAATCTATACGATTGTCCAACCCGTGTCAATTTCGATTATACAGGAAGCGGTCGTCCGGCTCTGCTAAAGAAAAAAGTGCTTTTGCATGCACGCTCTTTTGAACAGAAACAAATAATCCAATTTGATGATCACCGGTGCAGCTTTGTATTTGAAGTCTTGCATATTGGCAAAAAGATCAAAATCAACGAGTACAGGAAGAAGTCCTCTTCCTTCCCATATTATTCTAAAATCATTTTGATCGCGGAAGTCGAACCCGATTTCATAAATTAATGACTAATATATCTAGGTAGTTATGTAGCTGTCAAAAATACCTGACTGGAAAATGACAAAACCTCCATTAAACCGAATTTTTTATCCTACCGAATATCAATAAAATCGATCTCGTAATGAAAGGTATGCCCGGGATTGGCATGAGCAGAAATTTCAACCCGGTTTATGGCATCGCCCAAGTCATAGCCCGTTAGATCCATGGGCGTCGTTCCATCGTTCTGATACATTCCGCTCGAAGCGCCAATGTTTGTGAAGTTAAAAGTGAAGCCCTTTCCCGTATTCCCTGTCAATGTTATGAATGCGTAATGTGAATCAAAAATCGTCGTGTCGTATGTACTGGATATTTTAATGAATAGTTGATTCGCAAGAAGCGGAATCGCCGTATATTCAACCGCAATGTTGGAAATTTTTGTCGATGAGCCGGCGGAAAAATCCAAACAAAGCATCCCACATTTCGGATCTTCCGGATCCGTGGACAGAGAATAATCCTCCTCTTCTCCGGTAATCACCCAGGGATTGTTGGTTGTAATCAGCGGGCCGTTCCAGGGCTCCCAATAGCACCCCCGCGGATTGCTCACAAATCCGACGACCCTCGGATTGTCCCAGCTCTGCCCTTCAAATTTCACCACAATGTGATCACCCAGAAGGAAGGCCGCCTCGTTGCACTCCATATAGACGATTGGGACGTTCTGCAGGTCAGTGACTGCGTTGACATCGAGATCCTGGGCGCTGCTTGCCGATTCATCCAGCGCAACATCACACACCACCCCATCTTTGGCGGTAATGTATCCGGTCCGGTAAGTTGGTTTCCATTTCTGCCAGCCCGGAAGGAGAGCCCAGTTGTAAAACGTCCCTGCGGGAGTCCCCGCTATGGAAGGCTCAAGAATCCCGTCTCTCGATCCGCTATAAACTGAATTGTTGTTGTAGCCCGGCTGAATCAAAACAATGGCCCTTTCCCCCGGAACTTCAATGGTTCCCACTTCCCCGGTAAGATTTTTGGACAGATCCGCGCACCAGGCTTCCACCGTCTCATCCGCCGGCATGTTGTCATTGAGATAATTGATCTTCTTTTGGACAGCCGTCTTCATAAGCTCAAGGGCGGATTTTCTCCTTTTCTTGGCGTACCGCTCCTCGATTTTTTTGGTGAGCTCGTTGTTCTTTTTCTCAATCTCCTTTTTGTTCCCGTCCCTATCCTGTTCAGTGAGGGTCAGGACCTCAAGTTTGAGGAAGGCGATCTCCGTTTCCAGATCGAAGATCTCCGAGTCAAGAGCGGCGATCTGTTCGGTCAGGATGACAATCTGCTGATTGAAAGCGGCGATGCGCTTCGTGATCCGATCCCGGGCGAAGACGAGCCGAACCTGGTATTTGCCATCCGTTCCGCCGCTGACGATCTGCCCCTTACCCATTATTCCTCCGACACTTCCATGGACTCGATGCCGGAGCCGACGGTCCAGGTGATGAGGTCCGCAGTGAAGGAATCACCGTTCACCTCCACCGTGTCCCCCGGCCGGACATAGAGATCCGGGACGCACCGGCAGCGGAACTTCCCGTTTGTAACGCACCGGTAGGATACGCCCCTTAAGGAAAGCGACTTCGCCGGCCAGGTCTCCGTCCGATGGCCGGACAGGGTGATGCTTACGGAGGAGGTCCCCTCGTCAAGGCGGATATCCTCCAGATCCACGGTGCAGATCGCCTCGGCGATGCTTTCACCGCTCCGGTAGGTCTTGACCATGAAAACGACCAGATCGCCGTTTGATCTCACGTTGATGGCCTCGGCATGGTCCAGGCCGGGAACCACGACGGAGAGGAAGGAGGGATCTCCGGAACGGAAGCGCCCCTGGAAAGAAGAGATGGGAATGACCTGATCGCTTACACCGTCTGCAGAACCGGAGAGGATGCAACGATAGGTGATCTGATAATCTTCATCGACAAAGACGGCAAGGTTTCCCTCCAGGAGCAAAGCCGGGGAAGCGGCCAGGGCGGAAGGAAGAATCTGAACCAGAAGGGCGGCGGAAAGGGCAGGGGATGCCGACAGGGACACCCCGGAAAGTGAAACCGAACCATCATCCTCTGCGCCCCAGGTTCCCCAGGAGGGCTCCACCGAGTACCAGCTTCTGGCTACCAGGTTGTCAAACCATACCGTATCCCCTGACGTGTCGGATCCCCAGGTGCCGAATGTGTCTTCGCTGTCAGCACTTATCTCCATGGCGCCGTTGGCAATGAGGGTCCCGTTCAAGTACAGGCCGAAAGTTCCGGCTGTCCAGTCGATATTTTTTACCTCGAAGAGATCCCAGGCCGCATCGCTGATGTCATAGCCGGTGTCATGAGAAGATCCGTCCCAGTAGGAAATGCTTCCCTCGACAATGTCTACCCAGATCCTCTTCGTTGTGTTCCCGAAGGCGAAGGACGTATAATTCACCGCCAGGGCGGAGTACCAGCGAAAGGAAAGGGCCATCGCATCGATGGCTATTATGGAACACCCCAGATAGGCATAGTCGACATGATACGGGAGCTTTACACTCCGCGTTCCTCCGTAGGCATGGTCCGTCGAGATGGCGGAGCTGTTGTTCGGGGTGTTGTAAGTGATCGATCCGCCGCTTGTCGCCAGGTCCGTGCCGTCGCTACCCCACTCGAAGTCATCAAACCTGGTGAAGGTATTTGACCCGTTGCTTACAGCAGATGCCACAGGATTGCCGTAATACAAGATGAATATGGTCGCAGATGTAACGATGGAATCGAATTCGACCCATAAGGTCGCCATACGGTTCGGCGATGTTCCCGTGATGGATTCGATCCAGTAATCCAGGAGGGTCGTCCCGTCTGATTTGGTGAAACGCAGGTCGTTGAAGGAGGAAAGGCAGTGCCCGTTGCAGTGTACATCACAACCGAATGCGCCGGAGCTTTCGCCCACAAGCAACTTCATCGGGTAGTTGGTGACCGCTCCGGAGGATCGGGAAAGGGTAACGCTCTTCCGGTATGTCCAGCCGACAAGCCAACCCATGACTCCCCCCTAGATCTCGATCGTCGGGGCCTGGACCTGGAAGGTGGAGCCGTCGGGAATGGTGTAATCCGTTCCGAAATCGATGCAGCCCACAACGGTGTCATCCGAGGTGGTATCGTCGTAGATGACCAGGCTCCCAATCGGTCCGATGGCTCCGCCCGATGCCGTCCAACTGATATTGTCGAAGGTCCGGATCCCCTTGTCACTGGTATCGTTCTCCGCCCAGAAGCCTCCGGAGAGGGTCTTGTTCTGCCGGGTGTAGCCATTGCCGGTGGCCAGTTCGGAGGAACTGACATCCGCGAGGGTGGCGTGGGCGTCCTTATCAAAAGCAAAGGCGTCATTCATCAGAATCGCCTTGAACGTGTCATTGGCGACATCGACGGCCTTGGCACCGAGTTGATACCTCCAGTGATTGGAAAGCGTACAGGTGATCGACATGTATTTCTCCCTTATTCCCCGGTCAGGGTTTCACTGATGAGGATTTTCATCGTTATCTTTCCGTTTCTTTCCTTCAGGTCTTCCATCTTGGCCAGGAAACAGCCTTCTTCGATGGACACGGTGATCCAGGAAGAGTTTTTAAAGATGGCCCAGAGACTGGACCAGAGGATTTCCGTGGAGGCAACCGCCACCTCGAAGGTGCGGTCGCCATGGGAAAAGCCGCTATCCGATATGACGACGCCTCCGTCGAGCGTCTTGGTCCTCGTCAGGCGGCGGGTATTTTCCCGGATCTGTGTGTCCTCGGGAAGGGGATCCACCATCAAAGCGCCGGCGGAGTCATAGAGCCGGGACGCCAGGCCGATTTTGCAGGGTCGCGATGTCATTCTTTATGCCCCCTTCACTCCAAGCAGAAATTCCGCCGCTTCCTCGTTGGCCCGGACCTGGATCGCCGAGAGGATTTCCCAGAGGATCATTTCCAGGTGGGACTGGAGGCCCGCGGCTTCGATCTGGATCACCTGGCTGCCGGATTCCAGCGCCTTGGTTTTGGCCTCCTGGAGCTTCAATTGCTGCTCAACGAGCTTCTTCTGCAGTTCGAACTCCTGCTCTCGGTATTCCTTTTCCTTTTCGATGGCGTCGTAGATCTGCCAGTTTCCGCCGCTGTCCGCCATTGTCTTGAAGAGGCTGGCCAGGGTGTCGCCGGTGGAGTCGATCCCCGTGTCAACACTCTTGAGCATGGATTCCAGCTGCTTGGTCGCCTGTTCGGCCTGGGAAATATCGATCTTGGCCTTCCATTCGATGGCCTTGGTAATGACATCCGCCTCGGCCTTGATCCTCGCCGTTTCGATGGAGGCGTCGATCTTCTTTTCCTTCGGAAGGGCATCATCGAGAGTCTTCTTGGTGGCGGCCAGTTTCGGCTCGTCGACAAAGACTTCATGAATGGTGACGGTGCCGTCGGGAAGTGTTTCGGTGACCAGCTTTTTCACCGATTCGATCTGCGTGGTGTCCGCCTTGGCGGTGAGGGTCGTTTCCTTTTTGTCGGGGATCTTGAAGAGTTCCGAGGTGGCCTTGTTGGCGTTGGCAGTGAGGCTTGATATATCCAGATCCAGCGTCTTTTTGTCCGGGATGGATTTCAGCGATGAGGTCACCGTTGCGGATGATTTTCCCGAATCTGAAGCCAGCTGGTTGAACCCGTCAATCATCCGGTCCAGGCCCCGCCGGGCGTCGGCGGCGTCTGTGTCGATGTTGGCGCTGATCTTTTTCCCGGAGGCCTCGACGATGGCCTGGGCATCCTTGAAGGCGGGGAATAGGGACGCCAGGCCAAAGGTGATCTTGTTGATGAAGGACAGAATCGTCCCTTCGGCAAGGACAAAGACACCCTGGATCGCGTCGGCTATCAGCTGCATGCAGTTCCAGAGGACCTGGGAACCGCCGCCCACCACATTGAAAAGGCCGACGATGCTGACCTTGTATTGATCGACGGCTGTGACCGCCGCGACAAATCCCAGCCCGGCTATTTCGACCATTTTGGCCAGGGCCAGTATCGTCCCCAGGGTCTTCTGGGATTCCTCATCACCCTTTCCCAGGGAAACGAGGAAATCGGACACCGCGCTGACGAAGGGCTTGAATCCCTCCACCATGCCCGCCGTCAGTTCGACGAGTCCGGCAATGATGTCCACCAGAGTCTGCAGGCCTTCCGCCAGACCGTCCACAGTGGTCAGGTCGATCCCTTCGAACCAGGAAGCGAAGGCGTCGCCCAAATCGCCGAAGGCGTTCAGCAGTCCGTCGAAATCCACCTTCTCGAAGGCGGCGGGCAGATTCAGGGCGATGATCTTCAGGTAGTCGTAAAGTCTGGAACTGAATCCGGACAGGGCGTCGAAGACCGGATCGAAGGTCCCGGAGGAAACCAGACCGGAAAAGGCGGCCATGATTTCGTTGCCACCGGTGATCGCCTTTGTCGCCGATTCCCGGAACTTGTCGCCGATCGTGATGCCCAGGTTCTCGAAACCCACCTTGAAGCGGTCAATCTGCACTTCAGAGCTTTCCATCCGGGCCGCCACTTCCTTGGCCGCAGAGCCTGCGGAATTCATGGCCACGCCGGTGATCTCCGTCACCTTGCCGAGATTGTCGAAGACCTGCACCATCCGGGCGGACTGCTCGATCCCCACGAGCTGCTGGGTGACAAAGAGCTTCTGGTTCTGGTCCAGGCTCTGGAAGGCCGTCGAAACATCGAGGAGGATTTCTTTTCCGGAGCGCAGGGCGCCGTTAGCGTCCGTTTGCGAAACCCCGATGGAGGCCAGGGCATCTTTCACGGAGGCCGTGTTGTCTACCAGTTTCAAGAGGCCGGTCTTCAGGGCGTCCGCCGCCTCGGGGCCGGACCGGAAGACTTCGATCACCGGGGTGAGCATTCCCGCCGTTTCCTCGAAACTGAAACCCATGGTTTTGGCGATGGGGGCCAGCTTGGACATGCCGAGGCCGAGCTGCTCCACGTCCGTGGCGTACTTGTTGGAAACTTCGTTGAGGATGTCAATGACGCGGGTGGCTTCGGTCGCGGGGGCGTTGAACCCCTTGAGGATCGAAATGAGCATCTCGCTGGACTGCGCCGCTTCGATGTCCCCAGCTATCTTCAGATCCATAGAGGCCTTCGTCAAAGCCATGGACTCCTGGACATTGTAGCCTGCCTGGACAAAATCCGTGGTGGAGTTCAGGACCTTGGCGGCGCTTTCTCCGTACTGCGCCGAGAGATTGAAGGCCGTTGTCCGGGCCGTGTCGAGGGTATCCGCCGAATCGCCGGCGACTTTCTTGAGGCCGACCATGGCCGTCTCGAATTCCACGGATTTTTTGTAGGCGTAGGCCAGCCCGCCGATGGCTAGGGCGGCCAGGGTGGCGTCGATCTTCAGGACGGCGTCGGCCGCCGAAGCCAGGGGAGCGGCGATACTGCCGACCGCGGTATTCAGGGCGCCGAACTTGGTGTCCAGCTCGTTGAGCGTTTTGGCGACCCGGTCATCCCCTTCGAAGATGATCGCAACTGTCTTTGACAAATCAGCCATGGGCTTGGGTCCTGGAGTTCATTTCGTCATAGTAGCGGCCCCACAGTTCCAGTTCGAGATCACTGAGGAAGCCGTAGGGCATCAGGTCGGGACGGGCTTCGAAGAGAAACGCCTTCTTGTCATAACACAGGGCCAGGGAGTTCCTTACGTCGGGGGAACTCCAGAGCTGTTCTGCTTTTTTTTTATTTCCGCGCCCTGGCCGGTCAGTTTCGTGATCGCATTAGTCAGGGCAAAGAACTCGATGGGGAAATGGGTGCAGAGCTTGACGGCCAGTTCCAGGTCCATCTCCGGATCCACGCTGCCCAGGGAGAGCATCTCCAGCCGTCGGGCGATATCGTGGGGGACGGCGTCGTCCAGGCCCACGAGCTTTTTCACGGCCTCGGCCTTGTCGTCGGCGCTGTTGGACAGTAGGGCCTCCAGGATGGCGGAGACATTGCGGTTGCGTTCCGCCGCCTCGTTGACCTTTCCCAATTCGTGCCCCGTCAGGCCTCTTACCCGCCAGGCAGGCGCTTCCGCGCCCTCCCCGAAGAACTCCTTCAGGTCGGGCACGGGAACATCCTCAAAACGGGCTTCGAACTTCGCGTTCCTGAACTTTTTCAAGTCGAAGCCGGGCATCAGGCGGCAACCTCCACGGCGGCTTCCGTCGCGGAAATGGTGCAGGCGGCGGAGATGTTGTCGCCGGCGGGATAGCTCCTGGAGATGCCGAGCTTGCCGTTGCAGATCAGGTAGGGGGCCTTGTTCCGGTCCGGGAAGAACTTGAAAAAGAGGGTTTCATCCTTCAGGCCGATGAAGGATTCGGAGATCCCGTCCTTCAGGAAGGTCTTGAAACTCCCCTGTCCCAGGGAGGAACTCGACGATCCGACCGTGCTTCCGTAAACCTGGGTGGAACTGACGGAGTGGCTGTTCTCCGGAGGAACGAAATCCACGACCGGCTCCAGGTCGGTGAAGAGGGGCTCGTAGACCTGGGCGTAGACGCCCTTGGCGACGTTTCCCGTATGGGTCGTGGGGAGTGCCGAGGCGAAGGCGATCTCGCCGTTGAAGGGGTCCTCATTCCAGACGGGGTAGTCCCACCGTTCGCAGGTGGTGCCGATGATCTGGAAGATCTCCGCCGCCGTGATCAGTGCGGCGGTCGAAGAGGAGAGCCTGACCTGGGCGATCTCGATGCTCCCCGCCGGGATCAGCGGGGGACCGCCCGCCGCGCCACGGGTTGCGGAAAAGGACGTTCCATCCGTTCCGCCCACGACGGCGATGGCCCCGGAGCTGTCGATGGTGACGGAACTGATCTTGTGGCTGCTCGAAGCCCGGGTGATGTCCACGGAGGAATCGGCGTTGACGCTCGTCAGGACTCCGGCCAGGTAGCAGGTCAGGGCTGCGAGGGAGACGACGTTATTGGCTGAACCGGGCGTGACCGCCCCTCCGGTGGCCAGGCCGTCGGGCCTAATCTGCGGCTCGTAGCCGCTTCGCTGGCACCAGAGGGAGACACCGGAAAGGGAAAAGGTCTTGTGGTCTCCGGAATCGGTCATGGCGGCCATGGCATTGTATTCCTGACCGGCTTCGTATTGCAGTTTCGCATTGGCTGCACTGTTGGTTTTAGACATTAGATAAGCCCTCCTTTAAGGCATGTATTTTAATTCTATTTAGCCAGGGGATTGTCCTGACCTTTGAGATCGGCTCCAAGGGCCGCCGTGATATGGGTCTCCATGGAACTGAAATCTGTATCGCCAATTTCCGACGTACACACCCCCAGATACCCTCCGGTTGTCCTTTTCCAATCGACAAGTCCCCGCTCCAGATCGACCGCGATGACTTCGACTTCTTCACCGCTTATCATTACCTTTACTCCCGCCATCATGCCTCCAAGATAACCCCTCGAATCGTAAACGCGATCGTCATCGTTGCGTTGGTATCCGGGTCTACAACCAGCTTTCGGTTGGTTCCATCCGATGTTGGGCTTGCGATCGCAAACAACACCGTCCCAACTGCGAGCCCTGTCGTGATCGCCACAAACCGATCAACATCGGAGCCGTCGCCTATGACAATATCTTGAACTGTCGAACCGGATACAACGCCAATAATCTGCGTTATATATGCGTTCTCCGGAAGGATGTTCTTGTTGATCCCGCCGATGTACTGGGCCTCGTGCGTGCCAGACCAGCTATTGATCCAGCGGATCTCGAAATCCCTTTTCTTAACCAGTGTCTTGGAGTAGCTCGTCGGGTGCTGCGCGTGGTTTTTGTTTATGGAACAATCCAACCATTGCCCCGGCTCCGCCTGGATGCCGTCTGAATCAAGGAACAGGCACACTCCGACCGGATAGAGCACCAAATTTTTAAGGTAGACCAAATCATCAGTCACGCTCCCCGCTCCCGTGAACGACGTTGAAGAGCCGGATTGCATCCATACGATCAGAGACCCATTGGAATACTGAAACACGGGAATTTCAGCACCCGTCACCCATGAGCCTTGAGTCGTATGGGCATACTCAACTGCGGAGTTCCCGACGCGAACGCCTGTTACATGGGTATTTGCCGACGGGATGTAATAATCAAACGTGCCGCGGTAATACGTACCGACAGTCAATGTCCCTGGGCGCGCTAAATAATGATTCGCAGATGCGTCCGCACTCGCATAAGCCCGTAGTGTATCGTCTACCCCTAGAACGCCGTCTATATTCGCCGCAACCGTACAGCGCGTTCCACTGAAATCCGACGACGCAGACCAATCGCTGGAATAGCAAGCTGTATTGCTCCCCTCGGAATACTCATACGGGACGCCTCCACAGAACAGGTTATAAATCTCGGTCGCCGTCAGAGCGATGTTGAAAATCAAAACCCTGTGAGCCGTTCCCCTATTTCTAGTAGTTGATGATCCCAGGATGTAAAACGTCGATGCCGTACTGAGTGTAAATACGACGGCTGCAGTTATCGACGCACTTCCAATCTGGTACCCGTCAGCATATGCGGTGATAGTGCCCGCTGCATTCTCGCTTTCTCTCGTGACCGTAATCGCCAGCTCGTGAACGGTATTGTCTGCATAATTGATCGTCCCCAGACTATAGGCTGTCCCGGCGTCTCCATTGTATAGATAAAGAGCTATTGCCCCGTTTGAACCGAGATAAAAACCCCATCCCGTATAAGCCCCGGCCGATCCCGTTCTGTCCAGAATCAACCATGCAGCAACACCCACCCAGTCATACATCGAGCCACGCCAGACTATGGTGAAATCTTCCATCCCTACGTCACACCCTGAATTATAGGGGACATAGATCCCGGAGAGGCTCGTGCTGCTCTGGAGGCTGATCCCGTTTCTCTGCGGGGCGGACATTTCCGCTACTTCCGTCAGAAGGGGCATGGCTCCGTTTTTCCCGCTCTCCGTGTACATATGGAGACGGTTCTTATTGGCCACGCCGTTCAGGTCTGCAGACCATACTTTGGTTGCGTCCGTTTTTGCCGATGTGGGAGCCGTTCCCTCTCCTATGCCGATGACTTTAACGCCGGACGCCTCGTTCATGGAGGTATTGAACCCGATGGAGCCATTTCCTGTAATGGTTATGGCTTCAATCGACGGAGATGACGCACCGGGAGCCAGGAAGACAAAGATCCCCTCATCCGGCTCCAGCTTGATGTCTCCATAGAACGCCCCATCTGCTTCCGTCCTGGCCATCCAGCGAAAAGTGGTATTCTGCCCCAACGCCAATCCAGCCGCGGAATTGCCTATCCGCACCTGGACGTGGGTGTCCAGATCCACAACATGCAGTTTCCCTGTCGGGTTATCCGTTCCGATGCCTACATAGCCGCCATCCTCGACAAAGACCCCCGTACCGCCGTTTTCAACTAACCAGAGCCCTCCGGAGCCAGCCGCTTTTACCGTTCCGATGTGCAGGACTCCGTCCGAATCAATATAAGCCACCTCTGCATTATCGGAATCCAGGATCGAGATTTTATTAACCCCGGCATTATCCCCAAGCTTCAACGTAAGGTTTCCCGTACCGCCAATCGGCCCAGGATTCCCCAGGCGTGCCGTGATCCCCGCGGGCGTCACCGCTCTTTCGGCATCCGTCCCGGTGACTGCCTCTTCATTGGTCGCCAGTTCCACTACGCCGGTCGCTGATTCCGTCGCCGCCTGCTTGATGTTTCCGAAAGCCGTTGCCGCGTTCGACACATCTCCGAGATTCTGGGACTTCACCATCAGCCCCGACAAGTCCTGATTGTCTGATCCCGGTGCGTGCTTCAGGCTGATCGCAGACGCCACATCCACATCCGCCTTCACTTCGGTAACAGTGTCCGCTGCCGCTGCCGCGACCCATGCGCTCGTGTCTTCGTCCCAGCGCAAATACTGACCATCCTGTGAACCATCCGACAACCCCGGATCTCCCTGCGGCCCCTGGGCTCCAACTTCACCTTGCGGACCTACTTCTCCCTGTAAGCCTTGCGGTCCTGCCACTCCTTGCGGGCCAGCGGCTCCCGTCTCGCCTTTATCTCCCTTTTCGCCCTTTTCACCTGGCGCTCCCTGGGGGCCGGTCGTCTCGATCCGGATGATCTGCGGTTCCACCGTTTCCGTTTCAACGGACACTTCCGCGGGAGCTTCCGATTCGATCAGAGTCACCGTTGCAGAAGATGCCGGCGTGGTCAGAACAACGTGTTCCTCCGCTGCCGTCTCGACATACTGGGCGTCCGCCGGCGTCTCGGTGATGACGGCGACCTCCTGGATCGTTGTGATGAACGGCTCGTCAGCCACCGCTATGCGCTCCTCGTGCAGGCCGCCATGAGATAAGCGGCGCCGTATTGCTGAAGGACGGCCTCGCCGTCTGCGTTATACAGGAAAAGGTCATAGGCTCCGGTCATGTCGGCGTGGCTCGCACATATCCCTTCGGTGTCCGTTTCGTTTATATAAACCCGCCACTTCCAGTTTCCAGTCTCAGGGCTGACCGAGTCGTCGAAGATATAGACGCCCGTGTCTCCATCCGCCTCCCAGGGAACCGTCGCATTCGGCAGATCGATCAGGACGGTGCTTGATTTGACCGCAGACCTGACCTGCATCTTCGCCGTGTATCCCGTAAGGTCCACCACTGCAGCGGGATCACCCGCCTTCCATTGAAAAATCTGTTCGAAGGTCCCGCCCTCTATGATCGTGATCGGGGCCTCCACTCTGATACAGCCCGGCATTTGTTCCTCCGTTGACTTTTATTGCGAGTACGGATCTCCGATTCTTTCCGTGTAACCCACTTCCACGAGAATGGACGCCCCCACGGTCTTCTGCCCTTCTTCCGGATAGGCGTCCGTCCCACCACCGGCATAGGCCAGGGAGTCGATGTAATCGGGAGACCTGACCCATCCCGAGGGGGTTCTTGACAGGGTGTTGCCCGGCTGGAAGAGGCACATCTTCAGGTCGCCGAGGATCTGCTCGGAGAGGACCGAGGGATTGATGGAACCGAACTCGGCCAGGCCTTCGATGCGGATCGGCAGCGTGCAGGCATTTTCCCCGTAGGAGGCGACGCCTTTTTCCGCTCCCGGCCAGACGACGCAGCAGGGAAGCTCTTCCGGATCGACGTTCTTCCGGACCCGCAGGACCCTGGCGCCGATGTTCGTATTGTACCCGTTGGCCGTGGTGATGACTGCCAGGCGGGCGATAAAGTCCTTGATGATGGTTTCCCGGATTGTGTCGCTCATTTAAGTTTGCTCAACTCGTAGTTCAGTTCGCTTTCGATGTTCGTATGAAGACGGTCGCCGGCCTTGGTCAGAACGCGCTCCATGATCGGCCCCTTGTCGCCCAGATAATCAGGCACTCTCGGTGCGAAACGTTCGGAAATGGGAAGGCGGTATTGGCGGGGCAGGGCGCCGTATTTGATCCGTGCATTTTTCGGCTTTTTCATTCCGTGCCAGTCCCGCCAGAATACGCCCTTGTGCCCGCTTTTCATCGTGGCGATGAATGTTCCGGGAATGATTTTCCGCTTTCCACCCTTCGTGACCAGGACGGAGACGCCCTTCAACTTCTGGGTGGTTCCCACGAAATCGATCAGGCCCAGGGGCTTGCCCGTGCTGACGATGGAGGCGGTCATCTTCTTCGTGGTGGCCTTGTTCAAAGAAAAGGTTTCATTAACGGCAGCCTGTTTCGCATTAAGCACCTTGCGGATCTCCGTCGAGGCATCCGTCCGGACGCCGGTCAGGGTTTTGTTCAGGCTGCGGGAGAGGACTTTCTCTCCGATGGTTTTCATCCCGGAAAACATGTCCTGGATCTTCGCCCGGTCGGCCGGATGAATGAAAATCTTGATCATGGAGTCACCGCCATTTTTATGGTCAGTCCATTAGTGGATAGTTCGTGTACTTTCTCCACGGTGTAGCTCCTGCCGTCGCAGGAAAATATATCCCCTCTGTTCGGTTCGACTCCGATTTCCGCCAGGGTCACTTCAATGACCTTCGATCGTTGCCAGGCGCATGTCGAGAATCCGTCCGGTTGATAGTCGACTTCTTCGGTAATATCGATGTGGCAATTTACCGGAAGACCGCCTGAAGGGGTGAACGTGGCCTCCTCGCCGATGATCTCGAACATGCCCGGCAGGACGGCGGCCATGTCTGCTTTGATTCCCATTATGACACCCTTCCATGGATGCGTTCATGGCGCTCCTGACATTCGACACACCGGGTGGCTTGCGGCATGGCCATGATCCGGGCCTGGTTGATCGGTTCGCCACAGTCTGTGCATTCGGCAGAGCCGGTCCCGCCCGCAGGATTGCGGTGCAGGCCGGTACTCTTCCTCCGCCGGTCGTAATGCGAATTCAACGCTTGCGTCCGGTAAAGCTCATCGTAGTGCTGCGCCCGGTCGATGTCGTCCGCCATGATTTATCCCTCGTTACTGACTTACGGTTCCGCCGGTGACGTTGCTGTCCTTTGCAAAAAGACCGATCAGGAATAGTCCGAGCACACTGACTGCCTGCCCAACCCCTGCGGGAACCCCGAACAGGGGAAGGATGATCCCCGATGCGCTTAATGCTCCGGATAACGTCGTTTTCCAGTTTTTCATCCGTTCATTCTCCTTTGATTTGTATTTTTTATCCCCGGTACGTCTGAATCCGCTTGGTCCAGCCGCGAGCGAAACGCTTTTGGCTGGCGTTCATTTCCACGATGCCCACATAACGGATGAACTGGAAGCCGTTGAGGCAGACGAAGAGCGCCCGTTCATCTTTCGAGGACCACTTGTTGAGAGCCCCCAGGGTCTTCATTCCCATAACGCTGTCCATGGCCAGGGATTCACCGAGGTAGTTGAGGGCCTCCTGGAGGATCTTCACCGCAGCGGATCTGCCCATGTTGACCGTCGTGTCGAAGATCTCCGCGGCGATCGCCGGAGAGAGGACCGAATCGAGCTTCAGGGCATCCCAGTAGTCGGCCTTGTAGATCCGCCGGGCTTCCTCCTTGGACAGAGACGCCACATCCCGGGTGCTGACCAGTCCTCGTAAATAGGCATCCTTCAGGGTGGCCTCGGTGATGCCCCAGTTGGTCCTTCCGCCTCTATCGACAGGGTCGTCGCTGTACCCTCCCTCCAGGCAGAGGGTCTGCTCGAAGGCGTAATCGAAAGGTTTCATATTTTTCTCCTAAGATAACTTCACGCCCAGGGCGGCGGCGATCCCTCCGACGAGACCGCCGATGAAGGCGGCCCCCCGGTGAAACCAGGACCCTTTCTCCAGGGTGTCGACACGGGCGCTCAGAGCCAGGATTGCATTGTAGATGTACCAGTCCCGCTGTTCCGGCGTCGCTTTCTCCCAGTCCTTCTCTTTCAGTGTAAACGGTGTCTCACCCATGTCCGCCTCGTTCAAAGTTAAGGGAATCAGCCCTTGGCCACCTTCACCAGGACACCGGGACGGTAGCAGATCGGCAGGGGGTTGCTCTGGGCGTGGAGATCGATGCCCCGTCCGAACTTTCGCTCTTCCTGTTTGGCGTAGAGTTCCAGGCCCAGGGTGTTAACTGTTTCGTTGAAGTCTGCCGGGGCGAAGAGCGTCTGGAAAGTGTTCATCGTCCCCATGGGGAAGGCATGGCCCTCATTGTCTGCGATGAACTGCCGGGCGGTGCCCTCCAGGTCCGTGGCGACACCCCGGTACTCTTCGAAGGTGATGCCGCCGAACTTGAACTCCTTGCGGGGATCCCCGCCCAGGTACTGAACTGCAGCCGAGTGGTTCAGAAAGACCTCCTTGACGCTGTCGTGGGCGATCAGGGCATCGAAGAATCCCTCATCCACCAGGCAGCGGACTTCCGTCATGACCTCGCCCTTCAGGTTGTCCTCCATGTGGCGGAGGACTTCCCTGCATTTGGCGGCCACGTTCGTCGAAGAGCTTGACAAGGCAAAGCTGACCGTCTTCTGGGTAATCCCGAATTCGGTGTAGAGGTTGTAGATCGTGCTCCCGTCGGCATCGAGGATGATCCCCTTGAGCGCACCCATTCGGAGATGCTCCAGGGTAATGGCGAACTTGTTTTTCGCCGTCTGCAGGTGGTCGTTCATCACCTGGGCGAGGGCGGCGATTTCAGTCTCCATCCCGAAGGCCCGGATGCCTTCGTACTCCTGGGGCAGGATCACGTCGTCCACGGGGATGTGCGGGATCGTGAAGGACCGGACGGTGCGCTTCCCCATCTTGTTCTGGGTGCCGGGAGCGCCGGGAGGAAGGGTGGGCAGCAGGTTGAGGATGCCGTTTTGTTCCTCGACGATCACTGTTCGGGTGCGGACACCCTTTCCGGGGAAGAGGCCGAGTTCTCTCACCCGACCGTAATTGTTGGGCAGGATATTGATGGCGTTGGTCAGCGACACCATGTTGAAGGCGTCGGTATCAAAAGGGTTGAGTATCATGCTTGGATTTCCTCCTTGGGAGTTGTTCTTGAATTATGCTTCCTGGCGGGTGACGATGCCTTTGGCGGCCAGCTGATCCAGTGCGGCCGTCTTCTGGTCATTGGTGATCCCCGCCGGCCAGACCAGGTCCTCTGCAACGATGACGGCGTCCCGTACGATGGCCACCCCGGAGAGCGCTCCATCGGTGGCGTCATAGTCGGCAATGGCGACTCCGTAGGCATCCCTGGATCCGTCCACGCCGGCGGGATTCAAGGCCCGGACGCTTCCGGATCCTTCCGCCACAACGATCGTCCAGATGTCGCCTGCAGCGATGGCGGGGCTCCCGTCTGCAACGGTGAAGTTGATCTGGCCGTTGGTATAGGCTCCGATCCCCGCGTCGGGCAGGGCATTGCCGTCGGGATCCTTGACTTCGATGACAGCCGAGAGCGGACTGACCGTGTAGCTTTTACAAGTCAGAGTGTAGGTCCCCAGTTTCGTTTTGGCACCGCCGGAAACGGAAGTGACGGTTCCCGCGCCGTCATTGCCGGCATCGGGCGTTCCCGAGGTGGGGATGTTCTTGGTGATTTTACCGATAACCGCCCCCAGGGCGAGGTTCTGTCCGGAGAGGACGGTGACGACTTCCCGGGAGAAGCTGTTTTCCTGCTCCCACTTCAATATGTCCTGGAGGGAATTTCCCTGAATTTGACTACCCATGATAAAAAGTCTCCTTTCTTAAGTGGGGATTATCGCCTGACGGCGTTTGCCGTTTCCGCCCGCTGCCGGGCGTTGGCCAGGAGGGGATTGACCTCCCCCGTCGAGGTGGCGCTCACGGTGCTGGAGATTCTCGTCCTTTCCGCTGCGGCTGCCCGGGCTTCGACGATCCTTCCCCGGACGTCCTCGATACTCAGTTTGGTGTCCTGGATGTATCCCAGGGCTTCCTTCTCCATACCGGCCAGGGCGCAGGCCTCGAGGATTTCCATGGTCCGGCTGTGGACTTCCTGTCTGCCGGCCTCCAGGCCTTCGGCCCTGCCGGCGGCGAATCCTTCTTTCTTTGCGGCTTCCTCCGCCGCGGCCACCAGCTTTTCCGCATCGGCCTTCGTGACGGCCTCGGGCTGTGTCCCGCCGACCATGGCCGTCAGGCGGTCGCGCATGTCGTTGAAGAGCTGTTCCAGTTCTGCTTTCATAATGCCTCCATATTTACGGTTTGAAATTTTGGTCATGAACTGATTCCAGGAGAGGACGGAATCGGCGAAGCCTATATCGACGGCCTTCTTCCCCTGGTAGATGCCCGCCTCCGTCGCCTTTACATCCGCAGGACTCAGGCCGAGATTGCGGGAGACGGTTCCGACAAAGAGATCGTAGACCGCGTTTATGCTCTCCTGGGCGACAGCTATGGCCTCAGGGGACAGGGCCGCATGGGGGGAGAAGTCCACTTTGCGGGCTCCGGCGTAGATCGGGGTGTAGACCAGGCCCATCTTCTCGTCCCAGCCGCTCTGGTCCAGGTGCATGACCACCACGCCCACGGATCCCGCGGACCCCGTGCGGGAGATGTAGCGTTTGTCCGCCGCCGAGGCGATGGCGAAGGCCGCGGAAAAGCCTGACTCGTTGAAGACCGCGTAGATCGGCTTGGTCCCCCTGGCCGAATGGATCTCGTCCACCAGGTCAAACAGGCCGTCCACTTCGCCGCCGGGGCTGTTGATGTCGAAGACGATCGCCTTGATTGCCGGATCGGCCAAGGCCTCCTGGAATCCTGTCCTGATCTGTTCGTAGGAGGTGTTCCCATAAAAGTAGTCCATGACCTCGTCGTAACGGTAGGAGAGGTAATCACGGACGGGGATGACGGCCACGCCGTTTTCTGCTCGTCTGCCGGCTTCCCGCTCCCGGCTGAGCTGGGCTGAAGGGAATGCCCCTCCTTTCAGAATAAGCTCCGCCGAACGGATCAGGGCGCCCTCAAAGGCTGGCGAGATCAGCAGGGGCTTGTTGAAGAGGTTATGGACGAAAGAAGCTGCTCTGTTCATAAAGATTCACTCCGTCTGCGCCGAACCGGTGACGAGGGTCTCCTCCACCTTCTGCATCACGCCGGACTTGGTCATGTTCCGGGGGTCGCTGTCGTAGACCAGGCCGAAGCGGTCCGCCCGGGCGTTGTCCTCGGCGATTTCGCGATCCACGGTTTCCACGTCTCCGCCTCGCTCCGCCACGACCTGGGCTCGGCTCTTGAAGCCGTTGCGAACCGCCATCTGCTCGGCGAGTTGATCCTTGACCGGATCCACCCAGGGCCAGCCGTCGGGCCGCCACTGGATTTTCAGGTACTGCCTCCGGTTGCGGTAATAGTCGCGAATTCTCAGCATGCCGGAGAGGACGGCGGCATCCAGGAAGGCCTCCGCCGCGGGCTGGCAAAACTGGAAGATCAGGATCTCCATCTGGAGCTGCTGGACCCTCCGGCGGAACTCCAGAAGTCCGGCCCGGATGGAGGAGTAGTTCACCCCGGTGAGATCCCCCGTGAGCTGCTCGTAGGTGATTCCAATTCCAGTGGCGATCTGGCGGAGCTGCTGCCTGGTCCACATCTCGTAGCTGGTCCCCACATCGGCGGGTTCGGAGAAATGGACCTTTTTCCCCTGGGGGAGGATGGGAAATGTTCCCGGCTCCAAGGCCAGGACGTTCCGGTTATCGCTGTCCGGGTCCTTTTTCTTCCCGAAGTAGTTTGCCGGGTCGATCTGGACGGCGTCCTCCTCGATGAAGCCCCCGAACATGGCCGCCCCTTTCTTGCGCACCAGTTCCGCGTCGTCATAGAGGTCGTATTCATGAATCTTCACGATGATGCTCGCCAGCCACGGACGTCCCCGCATCTGGCCGGCTCTTACCGGCCGGTAGACGTGGTCGATCTCCCGGGCCGGGACGGATATCCTCCAATTAATATTGCGGCCGGTGAGAAAGGATTCTCCGGGATGCTCCGACCAGAGCCAGTAGGCGGCCCTTCGATTTCCGGAATCCAGTTCGATGCCCATGCGGATCTCGTTTCCGTTCGG